ATGCGAAAATTGATCTTCGATATCATCCATTTTAAATGCAAAGTAGTTAGCTTTGTCGATTGTTAGTGAGAAATCTGCATCAGTTAAATCTTGTGCAGCGATGGTTGTCCCACGCTTGTACTGCGATACTGAGATTTCTGGTTCTTTGATAATACGAACTGTATCACCTTGGGATGCAATTTCCCCAAAGTAATCAGAGTTAGTGATAGCACCTGTAACAGTATTTTTCCTAAAGGCGAGCTGGACTTTTTTGGAGTACAGAACACTTGAGAAATTTCCTGAGTTAAGATTTGTATAGCCGGAGGCTTTTGCGATTGCCATTGTGTATATCCTTGAATGAAATGGCTGATAATTTACTTTCAAGATCAACTTGCACTTTAAGAGATAGTCGTAGCTGTACGACACTCTAGTAATTGGGTTTTAAAGTGAGTTGTTAATGCTGAAAGCAGCTAAATCAGACAATTATACAATAGTGTCAGCTTATTTAGAGTATCGTATACACGGGTCTAAACGCACTGGTAGACTTTGTAGTATTATCTGGTGGAGGTGAGCTAGGGTATACTAATTTAGTGTCCTAGAACTCAATTGTTCATTGCATACATTATAACACAATGAACTAATTAGGGCAATAGTAGATTGCGTAGTTAAGTACTAACGCGCACCACCTGAAACATCATATCCGAATGTTCTTGCTTTGATAGAAGCATTGATAGCTTCTTCATTTTCTTCAAACTCTTTATCGGTCATATTGGCAATCATACTTTCAGTGAAAGCCATTTTATTAGTTGCCGGAGAGCTTTGTGGATTAGAGCGACCTACAGCTTGCGCTGCCGAATGGTCTACTTTTTTCTTTCCCTTATCCGCTTTATATAAATCAATAGTACGAGAAGCCCACTGAGCGTCTGTATCATTTTTGTAAACACTGTCTTGCATAGCAGATGGCTGCATAGCGACCCACTCATGGAAAGACGGGTCTTGGCGTATGGCTGCAAAATCAGGATGGAATTGCATAAGCTCTTGTTCAGCACTTTTTCTGTTCAAGCTCTTTTCAAACTTCTCTACCTGTATTAAACGCTTCTCGCCTTCAGCTAAGACTTCGTTTGCACGTTTACGAGCTATAGTATCAACTATCTTAGCTACGTCTGGGTATTTACTAGACCAAGCTTCCACCTCTTCGTCAGTCTTAGGGAATTTTATTTGTTTACGGGTTGCAGCATCTAACTGAGATTTAACCTGCTTTAGTTCTTCATCTTTCTGATTTCGAACTGTTTGGATATGCCGTTGGATATCTTGATATCTTTTCTTATAAGATTCTTCCTCAGCATCTAGCGTAGGTTCGGCGTTTACCTGCTCCATCTCTTCAGCATATGTTAAGCCATTATCTTCATCTTCTGCGCGTCTATATTTTACGTTACTCATTTATACCTCTTTTGGGTCCAATATTGGGTATCCAAGTTAAACCATGAATGCATACTTCTTTTTTTGTAGGATTCCTGGTAATGTTTTTGTCTCTGGCTTGATTTCTTTAGTCTCATCAGAGTCATCTAATTTGTCGTCCACCTTTGTAGTGGCGACTTCTACATCGATATCTGTATCGACTTCTTCTTCCTCAACCTCTTCAGTATCGGAATCCTCAACATGCTGAATAAGTCCGTCCATCTTCATAGACATCAAACCCATCTCAGCTTCTGCTTGCATCATTTGTATATGCTTTAATCCGTGCCACTTAACTACGTGCGCTGGGATTACATATTCATCAGTGCTAATCTTTGCATCGATATCATCACGAACATTTTCTGCACTAGCTCCTAAAGGAATAGGATTACCTGAGACATCATCATACCCCATGATACCTCCACCCATTCCACATGAGCCGTCACATTCGCCTTCACATCCACAGGCCATACCACCATGAGACATCTTCATTTTCTTGGCCATACCGCCACCATACATTTCTATTAGCTCATCATCTTTAATGGCTTTCTGTATGGCTTCGCCTGTTGCCTCTTCGTATTTACTTAATTTGCCGTCACCATCTTTGTCGGCTTTTTTACGATCTAGTTGAAATTTTTTATTAGCCATGTCTCTTCCTTCAGGTGTGGTAATGCCCTTGGTCGCAGTCGCTAGACCATTTAACTTTGAGCGTTTATTATTTATCATTCTGCCCCCTTAATAACTTCATCACGAAGTGTCTTAAGTCTGTTCAATTCTGCAATAGAGCCTTGTATACGTTTAACCCTATCCATGTCCGTTTCAGTACTGATCTGTGATTGTAGGATTTGTATTCGTTTGTCTGCGTACTCTGTCAGTAAACTGTACTGATCTTTTGTATTTACTAAGAGTAGAAGACTTCGGTAGTCTTGTTGGTTCATACTGGAGCCTGACCTGCTGGAGCGCCTTGAGGCTGTGCAGGAGCGCCTCCATTATCGCCTCCACCTGCGCCAGTAAATCCTGCTGCATTAGGCTCAGGAGCTTGTCCAGGAGCTATGTTGCCACCACCATTGCCTGTAGGGTCTTGAGGGCTTGGAGCGCCCTGTGGACCGGCCTGTGGAGGAGGTGCTGGTTGCTCAGGCATCAAGGCTTGTATCTCTGCCATCATCTTTTGTTGGATAGCTGCTTCTCTTGGATCATTAAGTATTTTGTCTTCGTCCAAGTCCATAGAAGACGCTAACTCGCGTAAGATATAATCATATTTTACAAACGGGGCCATTTGTGGATTGCCGGTCATCTGCATAAACTGCAATAGTCGTTGGCTGCGAACTTCATTACGCATAAGGCTCTCAGTACCACGCGCTTTTACTTCCAAGTCCCCTATAAATTCTTTGTCAAAGTTGAACTGCATGTTAAAGGCAAACAGGCTACGTCCTAATGGACTTAGTAGATAGTCGTCGATGTTACGAACCACTGCTTTGATGTTTTGTGCCGCAGCCCCCATCAACATAGACATACCAGATGCTGTACGCCCTACTCCACCTACTGCCCCTGAGCCATGAGTATAAGAAGGTATGCCAGTGGCTTCATCTGCAAGCTGTCGGCTCTTATCAAACATCATAAGTAGCTCTTGAGAGACATTCGGGAACTTTGTACCAAAGATGGCCTGTCCAGGTGCGCCAGCCTGTCTTCTAAAGACTTTTCCAGGGTACACAGACATATCTTGTCCAGGAACTAGGTTAGTTTCATCAACCTCTATCAATAAGTTGCCAGATAAAGCGCCATTGTCCACAGCCATACGCATAAAGCCGTTCATAAGCAGTTGTGTGTCCGTCATGTTCTCTGCAACGCCAATACCAAAGAAACTGTATGGATTTAGCTCATATGGCACGGCTAAGTACGGAATACGGCTTGGAGTGAACGGATTTAGCACTAAACGCAGTATTTGGCCGTTACAGACCCATATATTGACCTGAATTTCGTCTTGTTTAGCTAATTTCTTAGGTATTTTAATATCAGCTTGTTCAGCTAATTCAGTGTCTAAAACGCCCCAATATTCAAGAACTTCGTACCTTTCCATGTCAGAAGACACTGAATCGTCCTCTAAAGCGTCCTCCCAGTACTCTCTTTGGTAGTCTGCACCGAATTCTAAGGCTAATTCTATGCTTTCATCCCGAAAATGTGGTCTTTTCTTCAATCCACGTAGCTGAGAACGGTTTAAACGGTGTCTTTGTATAGAAAACTCAGATTCCGTCATGTTTCTAGCGTCTGGATCAGGATAAAAGTCCCAAATGCTTACATATTCCATCTTTGGTATAGTTTCAAAGATAGGATCGTAGTTTCCTTCGCTATCCCAGCGCGGATATTCCTTATCTTGGGCAAATGGCCCCTTAAATACGCCTGTTCCGAAGAGACAGCACTCAAATGCTATCGATCTAAGGTGTTTTGGTGCATCAGTTTCGTCTAATTGGTCGTGCATCAGCTTTTCCATCTTCTGTGCTGCACGTTTTGCCGGTTCAAAGGTAATAGACTCTGCTGTTTTACCTGCTCCTAGCTCTAAATCGTCTTCAATATCCTTTAAATCGTCTGCAAAGATGCCTAAATCCTTAGCAATGTCCGGTCTGGCGATAGAACGCTTAGGTTTATAGTCCACACCAGCTTTTTCTTTGATATTTTCTTCAGTTAATGCGTTTGGATTGAAATTTACTGCATCAACTAGGTTATTTGGGAACTGTCTGGACTCAATTCCGATTGGAAACTTACTTCCGGCGAATAAAACGTCTACTACTTGAGCATAAGCCGCCAATACCTTGGTTTTAGTAACTTTTATGAAGGCTTTTGACTTCTCAGTCTCCGTAAACTGCACTTCACTGGAGTATAGTCCCCTATAATTGCGATATGCGTCCAACCAACGCTCTTCATCAGCCAATCTTGCGTCCTTAGAACGTCTAAATTGACCTTTTATAAAGGCAACTGCCCCTGAATAACTCAGATTTTCAGCTTCTACGTCCCCATCTTCTGCTAAGGGTACTGCTAAATCACTATCTGTAACGTCATCCGGTAAAGGTTTATTCATCAAAGCCATATTTTAATATCCAAATGTTGCGTCAGCAGGTTGCCAGACTTGTTGTGGTACGCCTCGGCCACTATCAAAGGGCGAGTACGCTTTAGGTCTGCTCATAACTGCGTATCTAACGCTATCGTAAGCATGGTCAGTGGCATATCTGGGATCAATATCATCAGAGCCTCTGGGATCAGAAGGTATTACAGGTAAATCTGCTATAATTTGACGACAGGTGTTAAAAAATTGAATGCCAGGCAATCCAGTATTCTCATCTATCTTCAAAACTTCATGAAAACGGTTCTTTCCAGCTACTCTAGCGCCGTTAGTTCGGTCACTAGGTCGCCATCTACAGCCTTGAGAGATCATTTCTTCAGCTATTGAGGGGCCAAGTTGCCCTCTATTATGCCAACAGCTTGAGTCTAAGACCCCATAATCTATTCTTTCGCCTTCCTCAGCCTCTAAAACCGCTTTAGCCAAGTCCCTGCCGGTATGTTTAGTTAAATATAACTCACGGTAGTTGATTAAAGTACTAAAATTGGGATCAATAGCAAACCAGTGTACTGCGCTATAAGAACTATATCCATAGTCGCATGATCTAAATCTACGCCAATTATCTGGAATATCAAAAGGCTCAATAACATGCTCGTTTAACCTAAATTCTGAGAACGCAGCCCCATCAGAGATTGTCCAATCCCCTTCTAGTAGCTGTCTGCGCTGCATTTCTGGTAAGGATAAGAGGTTAGCCTCGTATTGGCCGCCCTCCATAAGATACGGATTGTCCTGTAACTTAGCTGGGATAAACCTACGGTAGAATAAAGGCTCTCCTGCCTTATCGTGGCTGTCTGGATAGACTAAATCATCGCCGGTTTCTAAGTCTTTAGCTACAAATTTAGTATTCTCAGGCGCTGGGTCTATAAACATACGCTTAACCCAACCATGTCCTACACCACCAGGGTTTGTAGTAGCTCTCATGTAAGTTGGAAGTTCAGAATCTGTGGTTCTCAAACGACTCCTCATATAATTCCACGCGAAGGGTGTAGGGTATTGAGTTAGCTCGTCGAAGGCTATGTAACTAAAGGCCTGACCTTGGTAACGTAAAACGTCCTGATCCCTCTCAAGGTAGGTAAGCCATAGCTTTGCACCACTTGGGAATGTCCATTGGGACTTCTTTTCGCCCCATTTAGCACCCTTAAATATCTTTGGGTATAATTCCTGAGTTTTCCAAACAATTTCT